GCGGATCCAGTTTTCCTCCGGCGCGGGTTCCTGCCGGGGCGGCTGGTCCACCTTTTCCTGCGGTTTCTCCGCACCCTCCTGGTTCTGGAGAAACAGGGATCGGACCTCCAGCACGTCCGCCGCTGCCGCCGCGTACACTTCACAGTCCAGGTAATGGTTGGCCGCGTGGGACGTTTTCAGTTCCCACCGCTGGACCACCTTGCCCTTGGACCGTTCCGTGATCTTATGCTCCGCCGTGACCTGTTCTGCATATTCCAGGTCGCAGTCTTTATGTACCATCCAGGATCCGCGCCCGTTTGGCCGCCTCATTCTGGCGGCGATCATGTCCTTGTATTTTCCGCCGTCCACCAGAACCAGCTGCATACCGTTGGCGCGGCTCCCCGCCTTGTCCACGGTGGAAATTCTGTAATGTCCCTGCATAGTGGGGACGCCCTTGCAGGGCCGCACCCATTCCGCATTGATCAGGCAGAACTCATAAACCGCGTCGGTCTGGTCGCCGCTGTCCATCAAGGCCAATTCCACCATCATTTTTTCGCCAGACGGCAGGGAAAAAGCGGTATTCATAACCCGCTCCACCTCCACCATAGAAAGGGCCTGGCCGTGGGCCACGTTTTGGCTGGTCATAAAATCGCCCCAGGCCCGGATCGTCCAGTACAGACAATTTTCCTGCACGTCGATCCCAGCGGTCAGCAGTTTGGTCCACTCTGGCAGTTCCCAGGCGGGCACGTCGGTCTGGCGCTCCATAACCAGGTCTGCATTGGTTTTCAGCTTGGTGTCCTCCCACGGCTCCGCTAACCACGAATTTGTGAAGTTTTGCAGCAGTTCCGGGTCGTCTTTGCTCCGCATGAACTCCTTGGCAATATCGGAAAAGCGGGTAAAAGGGGAGTACAGGGTGGAGATCCAAAAGGCCACGCTTTTGGGCTGTGCCGTGCTTTTTCGCACATACTCCCACCGGCCAGCCTCCAGCATTTTGCCCTTGTCCTGGTCCGTGATCACGCACTCACACGCCTGGCACACATAGCTTGCCATTTCCGCCCGCTCCGCGTTGTCCGGCACATCGTCCTTACTGGGCCACTTGATTTGTGCAAATTTCAATTCGATATACTGGCCACAATGGGGGCATGGGACGAAATAGTGTTTTTCCGCGTCCGCCTCCTCTTTGGCTTTCCAGATGTGACCCGTTTTCAGCGTTGGGGTGGAGGTTATAAAAATTTTCCGGTTGGTCGTGTAGGTCTTTGTCCGCTCTATGGCCAGCGAAACGGGATCCGCCTCTTTCTTGCTTGCCCCTGGGTATTTGTCCACTTCATCCAGGAACAAATAGCGGATATTTGTACTTGCAAGATCCGCCGGGCTGTTGGCGCCGTTCAGGTAGACGGTCATGGTGCCGAATTTCAGCTGTAATTTTTTGCTGATATGCTCCCGGTATTTCTCCGCCAGCACCTTGCAAGCCTTGATCATTGGCTCCAGTTTGGCGTCCACGGTCCGCTCCGCCAGGTCGTCCGACGGGTACACGATCATGGTCGGCCCTGGTGCCTGGTCGATCAGGCTGCCCAGCATATTCTCCATGGCGGACGTTCCGCCCACCTGGGTGGGTTTGACGAAAACAATTTTTTCCACCACGTCGTCGTCGAATGTGTCCATGATCTCCACCAGGTAGGGGGTCACGCTGTTGCGCCATGGCCCCGGTATGGCGTTCCCGTCCGGCAGTATGCGGTGCTTTTCGGCCCACTTGGAAACTGACAGGCGTTTTCGTGGGCGCAGGATCTCAACGGCGGTTATAATCCAGCCCGGCACCTCATAGCGTTTTACACGAAACTTTTTCACCGTTTTGCCTCCTCCGGCTCCACCACGGCGGCGTCCACGAATAGGGCCAGCATATCCTCCAATTCCTTGCGGGTGGCCCGCTCGATAGCGCGGGCGGTGGCGGCGTCCGTATAGCTGGCCACGGTGCCCGCCACCCTGCTGGGTATGTTCATGGCAAAATTTTTGAACGTGTCCATAAACTCCGCCAGCTGCTCGGTGGCCGCCGCCGTTTCGATGTATCGCCCCTCGGCTATGTCCGCCTTTATGCTGGCAAGCTGGCCCTGGCTCTCTTTCAGCCTCACCTCGGCCTCCAGCTTTTTCAGGGCCAATTCTGCCGTGCGGCTTTTCTCCCCGGTTTCCTGGGCCTTTTGCTCGATGTGGGCAATATACCGCTGGACCGTTTCGCAGGTCCTATATTTCCGCGCTCCGCCGCCGGGCGGGACCTCGGTTTCCAGCACCCCGTCCTGGGTCAGCTGTTGGACCCTGCGGCACCCCTTAAAGCCCAGCATTTGGGCAATCACTCCCGTGCTGGACCACTCCGGCACGGTCCCGGTCAGGACCGCCGGCTTTTCGGCTTTCGTTTTTTTCGGCGCCGCCTTTTTCGCGGCTGTTTTCTTCTGCTCCGCCACTGGAGGCGGCCCCCTTTCCCGCCCCGGCGGTGGAGGTCCGCCGGTTTCGTTTTTTCTTCCCGCGTCCGTTTCGCATTTTGACCCGCTCCGGCCCGCTCGGTTATCCCCCCTAAAGGGGGGATAAATTTTCCTGGTGTTTTTGCTGTGCGTAACGTAACAGGCCCAAAATTTTTTGGTTTTATGGGCAAAGATACCGGGTTCACTTTGCCCCGCATTGGTTTTAGGCCCAGGGAGGACCCGCGCCGGGGGGTGGCCGCCGATCTTGCGGGCCTGTTGGCCTGCGTCCCGGCCTCCCTGCGCGGCCATGGAGGGCGGCGGGGTGAAAGGATAAAGCCCCCGCCGCACACCCTCCGCACCCATGGAGTGAAAAGCGGCGGGGCCACCAGGTTTCTGTCCCCTGGCGGCCCCTGTATTCCTTGCGGCTTTTCATGCTATCAATATAGCACACCAAAACGTCCGATAACGTCCGAACTTTTACGCCTTGCCATTCTTTTTTGCGGCGGTCTTTCCCTGCGCTCCAGCCACGCCTATGACCTCCCCGCTTTTCTCATTGGCGGCCAGGGCGTCCAGGGCGGCGTTGTAGTAATCAATCACGCGGGACCGGCTCATGTGGACCTCACTGGCGATCCGCTCCCACTTCCGGCCGTCTATATGCCGCATTTCCACCACGGTCCGCTCCATGGACCCCATGGGCAGCAGGTCGATTAAGTCCATAACATTCTGGACGGCCTTGGCCATTTCCGCCTGCTGGGCCTCGATCCGTTCCTCCACGTCCGCGATCTGAAAGACAAGGGCGCCCGCCCCGTCCGGGTGTACCGGCTTGGCGGATGGTGTGGCCCGGAACGCCGGGGCGGTGTATGGCCCCCGCAGTTCTGCGGATAGTGTGCGGCGGCGTTCCTCCAAAATCCGCTTTTTCTGTTTGGCCGCGTGATATTGCTGCAGGTAGCGTTTCACCGCCTCCCGCTCCAGTTTGGCCCCCGTTGTCTTTCTGCCCATGGTTACACCTCGGTTATGTCAATTCCCATCTTGTCCTTTAGCAGCTTTCGTTTTAGCAGATATTCCTTGGTCCGTGTGGGGCGGCTTTTCACGTCCTCCACCACCAGTTCCCACGGCACCCCTGTCCACTCTTTTGGCGGCTTGGTATATCCGCACCCGCTACACCCTCGGTTTGTTCCGCTAAAACAGTGATCACACGGATTTCTTTCTGGCCGGTAGTATGTAAAATCCGCCCTGTACCGGATGGCCCGCACCCGGCGGCCCTCGGTGTCCGTGTATGCCTCTTGCAAAGTAAAATCTACCTGCAGGCGCAGGTCCCGGATTTGCCCCGCCCGCTCCAGCGCGGCCAGGTGATCATAGCGCCGGGCCTCCTTTTGGCTGTCGAAATGGAGGACGGCCCCGGACGGCGTGATCCGCTCGGTGGGGCTGTTGTGGTATTTGCTGGCCTTTGGCGGCCCATCAGCGGCAGGGGAGGGAGGAGGCCCCCGCCGCTTTTGCTGGGCCATGTATTTCTGGAGCGCCTGGGCCTGATATTTTGGCGGCAGGTCTTTCACGTCAATGGCCACCAGCTACACCTCCGCCGCGTTCGGGATCTCCACATACTGCCACGACATGGGCGGGTGGTTCAGCCCAAACTCCGCCAGCGGGCTGGGGGTGTTGAATTTCTCCGGGGACTGGATCACCCACCCGTAAAGGCTCCCGCCTTTTGCGTAGGCCCGCAGGGCCTCCATGGAAACGCCGGACCGCTCCACCAGCATTTCCAGCAGGTTGGTTTTGACCCACCCCCAGCAGGTAAATTTCCCTTGCACCGCTCCGGTCCCGCTCACATACACCAGGACGGTCAACGGCCAGCGGAACGCCCGCCCGTCCTTGCTTTGCGGGGCGGACTTGCGGATCTCCAGCGTCTTTTCCCCGGACAAGATTTTCTCCCACCACTCCGGTTTCATGCTCATAAGCACCGCCCGCACGGCTCACACCTCCCACGGGAACATGGAGGCGGGGAGGTCCGGGAAATACTCCCGCAGGTTGCCCTTGTAGAACACGGGGATCTCATTCTCCGCGCAAAATGCCGCGATCTGGTCCACCCACTCCCGGCGGGGGATCACCTTGTCCCGGCGGCTGCCTGTTTCAGCCCCCAGGATCACCCACTGGGGCAGGCCCTCCGCCTCCCCCATGGCCACCGGCTCCAGCAGCGGCTCCATGCTCCAAAACGTGTTGATGTTCGCCCAGGGCATGGGGTACATGGCCGCCGCGTCCCTGTTGGCCACCGTGGACCCGTACCAGAAATTTTCCCCATGGGGGAGGAGGGCCAGGTGGTCCAGTTCCAGGTAGCGGGCCGGGTTCTTTGTCAGGAACAGGTAACGGTGCTGCGGCGCCCGCAGGCAGGCGTCGATCACTTGGGCAATCCAGGACGTTGGCACCCACTTCCCGAAAAGGTCCGCCATGGAACACACAAAAACGGTCTGCGGTTCCTCCACGCGCTCCGGCTGGTTCAGGCGGTAGCGGTGTAGGGTAGGCTCGAAACCGTAGGGGTAGGGGGTGCCCTTGATCTTCTCCTCCAGGACATGGAGGCCGCCGGACAGCGGGGCGGGATCCTCCAGCCCCTTGTCGAAACGGTGGGCGGTCCGCCTGGCGTAGCAGTAGGGGCACCCATGGCGGCACCCGGTCAGCGGGTTCCATGACATGGTGGCCCAGTCTATTTTCGTCTTGTTCATTGTGCGATCTCCTTTCTGTTTTCCGGGGGCGTCTGGATCGTCCCCAAACTTTACACATTTACAAGGCCATAAAAAGCTGAACTTACATTCAGCCCGATCCCGCCTTTTTCCGCCGCGCCTTTTTGGGCGGCTCCGGCTGCCGTACATACTTATAATATAGGTAGCCGTATTTTGTGGCTTTGCTCTCCACCAGTATGTAGCCCTTTGGCGGGCGGGGCGGTTTGTTCTCTGTATAGTTGCGCTTGACCTCGGTGGACGGTTCCCGATCCGGCTTGTCCAGCTTTCCGGCCTTTTTCCAGCGGTGCCCGCCCTGTTCCGGTGTCCAGTGGTCAAAAAGATAATTCGCCAGGCCGGTGTAGTCCTGGCCGTGGTCTATACCATTATAATAATTGTGGGCTTTCAGGTTTTCGATCCGCACGATCTCACCCATGCCCCACAACTTGGTGATCATGTCCTCCGGTATGCCCTCCGAAACCATGTGGAAATGGATCCGGTGGGTGCCCTTGCCGCGCCCCATATAGATCAGGATCCTGGCCCCAGGGAAGTGGTACATTAGGCGCCGGGTGTAGTTGTCCCGCAGGCGGCGGGCCTCTTGAAATGTGTGGACCTCATATTCATTATTTAATGTAAGGGTGCTATACAGGGAGGACGGGCCGAAATTCTGGTTAAACAGGCGGGCGTGGTTTCGTTTGGAAATTCCGATCCGGTGCTGTTCCCGCTCCTCCGGCGTCTTAAACCTGGGCCGTGGTTCTGCCTTTTTTATATCCCGTACACGGTCCGGGACATTAAAAACGATTTGCTCACACACGGACCCGGAAAAAATCCGCGTTTTTACTCTCTGCATATCGTTCCCGCCTTTTCCGTCGTGGTAGGTTCTGCCCCGGCGGCTTTATCCGCCGCCGGGGTCCTCTTTCCATTCTTTTACAATGCAATCCCGGCACATATAGCAGTCCTCGCAATAGTCGCACAGGTCCAGCCCATCCAGGGCCGCCCGCCGGATCATGGCCTCCAGGTCTGGCAGGTTTGTCTTTCTGGTTGGCTGCAACATTTCCAGCACTTTTGCCAGATATTGGCCCGCCTGCCAGTCCCCGAAAACCTCCGCCGGGCCGTCCGCCGCCATTGTGTCCGGTTTCAACGGCACAATGGCCACACAGGCACCCGCCGGATCATATTCCCAGCGTGGCGGAGTTTCTTTTACCACGTTGCCGTCTTTGTCTAACTGGCGGCGTCCCAATGTGAAATTTCCCCTTTGAATGGCAATTACTCCCGTCATTTCCCGCTCCTATCCTTTACGGCCAGATCCAGGCCCGTTTCCATGGAGCGCAACAGTGCGATCTCCACCATGGCGGGCGGCGTTCCCTCCTCCATCATAATTATGGCAACACTCCGCTGGAGCATGGCCAGCATTTCCAATACGTCGCTGCCGCTCCCGCTTATTTGCGTGACCACTTGCCCCTCTGCCAGCTTTCTGGCATTGATTTCCTTTTTATCGGCTCCATTTTCCACGGTTTTGGCCTCCTTTTATCCACGTTTCGGATCGTATTTGCTAAAATCAGGCGCAGACTTGAATATAATTTTATTGTTGCACCACCTTTGAAGTAATCGGGTTTCCCTTGGCGCGTTTGGCTTATCGTAGATCATTACATATGGATCAAAACCCATATTCCGCAGGGCATAGACGCGGGCCAGATCCTCCTCCGGTGTGCTGTTGAAATTCGTTAGGACATATACGCCCTTTTTCTTTGGATCCTTGCGCCTGTACCAGTCGGAAAACCGCTGGAAATATGGCCGCAGGTCCTCCGCCGGGTTGTCCCATGCAAAATGTAAACGCTCGATCCGCATTTTCCCCAGCAGGTCCGCCACGTCTTTGTCCACCAGGCGTATGTCCAGCCCTTGGTTGAAGTCCACATAGGCCCTGGAGGCCACCAGCTGCTCCAGCAGGTCCCGCCGCTCTGGACAGGCCAGAATATTGGGATCCATGATCACCACGTTTTTCTGGCCCCTCCAGAACTCTGAAAGACCCGCCACCTTTCTGGAGGCGCGGCCCTCTTTCCCGCCTACATGGCAAAATCCGCACCCACGGGGACAGCCCCGCGTCAAAAATCCGTAGGCCGTCCCCTCGGTCAGTCCAGGGTATAGGGAATAGTCCGGGCATATATGCTCTATTTCCGGCGGCAGGGGCTTGTCCC